TTGCACAGCTGGCGATCCACGAGATTCTCAAGTTGAGACTCACGGATCTCACCCGGATACGCCAGCAAGATCCCAACTACTTCGCATGACTGACTGGTACGCCGACTACTACCGCCAATCGCGGGGTTACAACGACAACGACTTGCGCGAGCTGCGCAGTGTTCCACGCAAGCCCTCGACTGAGGTGCCGGACGTGTTCAAGCACAGGTTTGCCGATCCTGCTGAGTACGATGCCTGGGTCGAAGAGCGCCGCCGCGCCTACTTCGGCTGAACTCGATCCAACACGAATGACTGAAACTTCAATGGTGCCCTTCTACCGCTCCTATCTGCTGGGCGGGAAGCTGGTGTACCTCGATAAATTGTCCGAGCTGTCCGATAGCGAGCTGAACATGCTCAACATCGAGACTATGGCTTCCCTGGAGGAAGCACGGCGTGATTACGACGCCATCGAAAACAAGCAAAGCGAGGAGGGCGGTTCTGTGTACCGCCGCCTCAAGGTGGCTGGTTATTTCCAAGCCGCCATCAAGCTGGAGCTTCAAAACTGACCATCCCCTACTACACTGCACCCGTTCTTACTCATGAGCATGTACGTCCTCTCTGAATCCCAGTTCGATCAAATCTCCAAAGCACTCGAAGCAGCACGCTTTGCTCTGGAGACGTCCCAGCACGTTCAGCTGGATCTGACTAAGCCCAAGCAGACCATTCCCCTGCCTGCTGGCGAGAAAATTGTCCGGGCAACGTCCGTACAAAAAGCCCAGTCTCAAAGTAAGACTCGTAAGTCCAGCCGCAAGGGCAAGCGTGGTGTGGCGGTGTTGAACGAGGGGCAGGTGTTGGAAATTAAGCGGCAGATCGCGTCTGGTGGGAAGTCCGTCGCAAAAATTGCTCGTGACTTTGGCGTTCATGTCACCACCATCAACTGCATCAAGTCCGGCAAGACTTGGAAGCATGTGGCGCTCCAGCAGCCCACTCCGGTTGTGGTGGCTGACTGATGGCGATCTTGTGTGATCATGAGATCCACAACCTGGCGCGGCGGGGCTTGATCTCGCCGTTTCTCCAGGAGTTGGTAAATCCCGCCAGTCTCGATGTGAGACTCGGTGAGAATCTGCTGGTAGAAGAGCCGAAAGTTCCTGCCTTACTTCCTTTCAGCATTGCTGGGCATACGAAGGAAGATCCGTTCATGCTCCAGCCGCATGAGTTCGTGCTTGCGGAGACGTTGGAGGAGTTCGATCTCCCGGATTGTGTCGCTGGGCAGCTGGCGCTTAAGTCGAGTCGTGCCAGAGAAGGGATTGAGCATCTTCTTGCCGGGTACATCGACCCCGGGTACAAAGGGCGGCTAACGCTGGAACTGCAAAACGCTAGGTCCTTGCACGCTGTTCCGCTGTGGCCCGGTATGCGTATCGCGCAGATTGTGTTCCACAAAATGTCAATGTTGCCCGGTAAGAGTTACTCCGTGACTGGTCGCTATCAAGGTGACACTGCTGTTCAGGCTTCTAAAGGATGAGTAATTCAGTTGACCATCCCTCGCACTACACGGCGGGGAAGACTGAGGTGATTGAGGTGCTTGAGGATTGGGTGCGACATGCGCCTGATGCTCGTACTGGTTCGCTCCAGTGGCAGTGCCTTAAATATCTCAGTCGGATGTGGCTGAAGAAAGATCCGCTGGAGGATGCGATGAAGTGTCGCTGGTATCTGAACCGCTTGATTAACACCTTGGCAACGGAGCCCTATCAGAACCGATGAGGTACTGGTGGCGGATTGTCGCCAAGGCGTTGGGTGAGAAGGCGCACCAGCACAATCGGATTGCTGATCAGGTTGCACTGGTGCGTTTTTGCATCTTGCTGGCTTACATGACTACAAACATTTTCATTTGCGCAGGAGTTATTCGTCACTGGAATGGCTAACTATTGCACTCACAGTTTTCGCAGAATCATCAACACGTACAACTGGAGAAACGGGTCGACGATCCGCTCGTACCGCTTCCGTTGTAAGTGTTGTGGGTACAGGTGGAACGTTTATTACGACAAGAAACTCAAGCGGGAAGTTGTTCCAACGCACAAGTCGGACAACAAACCCCTGGAGACAAGAAAGCTGACTCCAGAAGAAGTCAAGTTGATCCTTACGGATCAGCGGGACAACGTAAAGCTGGCGCGGCTCTTAGGTGTTGTGCCCCAGTCGGTTAGTCAGATCAGGACAGGGCGGGCGTACAAAGATTTGTGGCCTGAGCTTCCACGCCGAGCTGCACAAGTTAAAGCTTCGGAGCCTGTACCGACGATTCGTAGTACGAAAATTACGTGTCGGGATTGTGCGCACTGGTGGCAAAAGCGGTGCAGCTTGGATGTTCCAGAAGCTGGTGGGACTTTTGCCATCGAATGTTCCTTCTATCAAGTTGATGAGTAATGGCCATCACGATCAACAGCAGGGCGTGCCAAGGCTGTGGTACGCCGACGACAAACCCGGTGCTGTGCATGAAGTGTTATCGCACCAGTCCTGCTGGGCGGGAAGAGGAGCGGATGGAACGGCTGCGGCGGGGTTACAAGCCCCAGCCGGATGGCGGCCCATGCAAAAACTGCATACATTGGAAGGCGAGGTGCTTGCTTGGGTTTCCCGAGGGTGGGACACTCGCGGCGGCGGTGCTCTGCTCGGCGCGGGAGGTTGACAGCCTGCTAGAGTAGTAGGGTACAAGCTGCCCTACCAGGCATGACAATCCTTCAAGGCATCGAGCATCTGTCCACGCTCGATGATGCAAGTTTCGTTGCGTTTGATGTTGAGACCACCGGGCTCCAGCCGAAGTTCGGTGGCCTTCGTCTTGTGCAGTTGGCGACCTTTGGTAAGCCTCCAGTAGTGCTGGATTGCTGGAACTTCAGTGATGAAGACTGGATCACGCTGGAGGAGTTCTGCAGCGTTTCAAGGCAATGGCTGGCGCACAATGCGGTGTTTGACCTTGGGTGGTTGCAGGAGCATGAGATCTATCCAGAGGGCAAGGTTTACTGCTCGATGCTGGCCAGTCGGATACTGACGAACGGGCTGCCGAATCTGAAGCACGGGCTCCAGCACGTCGTTCACCGCTACCTCGGCCAAGACATTTCCAAGGAAGAGCAAAAGAGCGATTGGTCGGCTGATCTGCGCGTGGAGCAGATCGAGTATGCGGCTAAGGATGTGGTGGTGCTGACCCAGCTATGGGAACAAATCACCAAGCGGATGGCAACTGGCGCGTTGATGCCTGCGTGGGAGCTTGAGTGCAAGGCGCTTCCGGCAATGGCGCAGCTGTGGCGTACAGGGCTGCCATTCGATAAGAAGATGCTGGAGCAGCTGATTGAAGATCTCGATATTGAAAATGTTGAGGTCGGTGAAAAGTTCATCGAGGATTTTGATACAGCGCTTCCGCCAGAACACAAGCTGCACCGGGGGCTTGATGGGAAGTTGTTGTACCAGACGAAGCCGGGTCCGAAAGGTAAGAAGCCGGACCCGAATGTATTTAACCTCAATAGTCCGGCGCAGTTACTTAAAAAGTTCACTGCTTTGTTGGGTGAGCCGCCGATGGATATGAAGAACGGGAAGCCCAGTGCTAGTCGTTCTGCGCTCCAGGAATACGTCGGTGATCACAAAGTTGTGGCGGATTATTTGCGGTGGAAAAAGATTGAAAAGCGGCGGCAGATGGCGGAAACTTTGTTGAAAAACTATTCGGCTGATGGGTTTATTCGCGCCAGTTATCTACAGCTTGGCGCTGATACTGGAAGGATGAGTTGTATTTCGCCAAACCTGCAGCAGATTCCGCGTGATCCGCGTTTCAGGTTGGCGGTGCAAGCTCCAGCCGGTTGGAAACTGGTTGTAGCGGACTACGGGCAGATGGAGCTGCGCCTGGCAGCCGCAGAAGCACAGGATCCCTTAATGACAGAGGTGTTCCAGCAGGGGCAGGACCTCCATACGATGACGGCGACGCAGATTTATGGGGTTGAGCCAGATGAGGTTACGAAAGAGCAGCGGCAAATCGCAAAATCGGCAAACTTCGGATTGTTGTACGGAAGTGGTGCAAAAGGACTCAGAAATTACGCAGCAGCAACAGGCATCCAGATGGATCTTGATGAGGCGGCGGAGGTGCGGCAAAAGTTCCACGCTGCATATAAAGGCATCTCCCAATGGCAGCAGCAAAATGCTCGCGCTGCTGATGCGGCTAAGGACAATCCATCTATCCGCATACGCATCTCGGGCTTGCGGCGGTTTCTACCGGGTGAGCACAACAAACTCACCACGCGCTGCAACACTCCAATCCAAGGGGCAGGTGCTGCAGTCCTCAAACTTACTCTCGGCAAACTGTGGCCTCTACTCCACGCCGACGGGGAGGACGTGGTGCGTTTGGCCGGCGTGGTGCATGACGAAATCATCTTGCTCGTCCGCGAAGAACACGCAGATGTCTGGGCGCTCCAGCTGCAAACCGTGATGGAGGAAGCTGAAGCTCGTTGGTTGGGCAAAATTCCACCGCTTGCTGAAGCTAAGGTCGGGGATAGCTGGCAAGAGGCCAAGTGACCCAGGAGGATTTTGAGTACCGCGTTCGGATGCACACGCGCCACGGCGGTACTCACGATCTGTTCATCGTTGCTCCAGATGCTTTCTCCGCACGGATGAAGGCACTGGAGCTTTGTCCTGAGCATCGGCCCCAGTCGGTGATGCGAGTCTCAGATTGCGTCTCATGAGTCCAGCCCGCACGGGAAGAGAGCTGGTGCTCGAATGGCTGAATCGGGAAATTCGTGCGGCGAAGACGGCGGATTTGCAGCGGGCTGCGGCTTTTTTGGAGTGGGCTAGGGATATACGGAAGGGATGCGCCAAGCAGAGGGGTGGGGCGCGGGTGGCGCAGGCTAATGCGTGGCGGAAACGGGTGGATGATGACGTGCGGTGGTGAGACTACTGTGACTCAGTATGCTATTGTGTAGCAGACTAGACCGCAGGCCATGCCCCTGAACCACGGAAACAAGTATTACTGCCAGCTCCTGATTGACCCCAACCGTTACAAGCTGGCGGAGAATCTTGCGTCCCAAGAGGGCAAGAAGGTTACGGCGTACTTGCGGGAGCTGGTTTACGCAGGATTGGCGCTGAGATCGTCGGAGTACAAGACTGCTCAGGAAGCGGATGAGGCGGCCTGGCGCGAATCGGTGAAGCGGCGAGTTGAGGGGCGGATGCGTTCCAAGCAAGAGGGCAAAGTGTCAGAAACTGACGCATGAGACTCAGTTGTGTTTCGTGATATACCGACAGCGTGCGCAGATAGCCTTTAACCTTACACAGTAGTCACTTGAGAGCAATGACGCGCTATGTCGTCATGGTCGAGGATCGCTGGGTTACGGCGGTTTACGACTCTGGTAAAGGAATCGGTTTCACCAGATCCAAGGAGGACGCATCCTCGTGGGTCACATACGAGCGGGCTGTCGCTGCGGCGAGAACTGTTGCTCAGTCTTGTAACTGCGACGCTGCTGTGCATTGCGTTGATGAACCCGCCTATCCCCAATCATGGAAGTAGTGCCATTCCAGGAACAGCAGGACCCCGAACTGAGGCTCGGTGAAGGTCGCTCGCGTACCAGTGCAGAAAAAGCTCAGCTGTTCGAGCTGATGATTTGGCTGCCTGGCCAAGGCGCCATGCGGGACTTGGTGCGGGCGGAGTCGCTCCAGCAGGCGATTCAGTTTGCGCAAAACCGCTACCCGAACTGCAAGGTGGAGGTGCCGACGGCGGCGGCGAAAAAACCTAAGCTGGCTCGTGCCAAAAATGGGCCGCGTGAAACGGCCCGTAGGCGTCTCAAACTCGTGGAGAAAAGGAATGAGCCAGCAGATCGCTGACTGGGCACGCCAGTCGTGGGGTGAGGTCATCGTCGACCAGAATCGCGCTGACCTTTTGGACAAGCTCTACTTCTGGGATGGGCGGGACAAAAAAGACCACCCGCTCCACGCCACATATACCGGGCTGTATCGCAAATACACCGCCAACTAGGCGGAGTCGCGGTCCATCCCAAACTGATCGGCCAGGTTATCTGCAGCTTCGCGGATAGCCCAGGCCGATTTTGTGCGTTCCAGCTGGTGGAGCGTATTGAGGACAAGGGCGGCTTCAAGTAGGCCGCGATAGTCCTGTTTGTTGAACAGGTTGACTAACCACTGGTCAGTGGCGGCCTTGTGGAAGCTGGACTCAGCGCTGTGTTCGATGGGGCGCATGATTAACCTTTGCGGATTCGCATGAACCAGCCTGTGTCGTTGCCTTCAATGAGCCAGCGAGGCAGCCAGTTCTTTCTGGAGTAGGCGATGCCAGCTCCACCTTTGTTGCTGACGTAGCCGCCGTTTACCAAATCCGCTTCACCGAAAGGATCGTTGTGGATGAAATGTGTAGGCGTATATCCGACCACTACGGTCCAGTGACCTGTTCCACTCGGGTTGGGTATAGCCCCCCGATGTAGCCAGCCGACGGGAACCGGATGACCGTTAGCGATTTCAGTTTCTAAGTCCTCGACTGTGCCATCCATCTCGAAGGTGGCAGTCAGCCCCAGTGCTTTGAGGGCAGCAATCTGTGCTTTGGGGTCGGTTGTGTCGCCGAAACGAGCGCGTAAGGCGTTGTACTCATAATCGCCGTTTACTTTTCCGTAGTAGCGAGCCACCATCGCGCAGCTGGAACTAAAGCACTGACGCCAGCCCTTGGGACCGTCATCCGATCCAAGCTGGTATTCGTAGGGAACTTTGAGTAGCTTTTGGTTTGGCGGAACGACAGGTTTAGCGCCTGCATGTTGTTCCATCAGTTGGATTAGCTTCCCTGGGTAGTTCGGGTCTGTTGCGTAGCCCTCTTTGTGAAGCCATCTAGCGGCCTCTTCACGGGTAGCAGCGTTATTGCAGCCCTTGTAGTTTTTGTAGTCTTTGTACCAGTGATCTACGAGGTAGATCACGCATGAGAGCAAATCTGGAAAGTCGATGAAACTGTCAGTGATTGTTACCCAGTGACCGTTAATAAACTCTTGTGTTTTCTTGTCGCTGCCTTCACCTTTAAGACCGAAAAAATTGTTTCTTCCAGATACTAATTTGCCGTAATTTGATTCGAGTGCCCATTGGGCAGCTACGAGTTCGGGGAATTTTGCACCAGCAACTCTGGCAGCTTCAAGGATGCCTTCCCAGCTGTTGGGAAACTGGCTTTGTTTGCCGGCAACGCTCCAAGTTTTGAACCAGCCTTGGTCGCGGCCCAAGATATGCGGATTGGCCTTATTGATTGCTTGCTCCAGTTCGGTGACAGCCGCCATCTGATGGGGCAGTCCCTTGTAGAAGCGAAACAGGTCGCTAAGACGGATTTTGTTGCTTGCCATCGGACCAAGGGGCGTGGATGCTCATGGCGCCGCCCAGTAGGCGGCTGTCGCCGGTTTGGAGCTGTTCATCAATTTCGTGGTGAACGATCACAGGAGGTGGATCGGTCGGTTGGGTTGCGTGCCAGTCCGCTTCAGCCCTGTCGAGCTTGCCGGGGAGTAGTAGATCAAACCACCACTCCCGTACAGCCTGCTCCCAAGTTTTGCCTAGAGCTTTTTTCCTTTGATAGCGCGGAGGGCGTGGAACACCAGCTGGATGATGCTGTTGTCCTTCAGCGGCGACAGAGCAATCAGCTCGGAAGCGGCTGCGACGCAAATCCAGAAGGCTGGATGCTGGATAAAGTCCATGTGAAATAGGAACCCTGCAGGAAGTTTAGCTGTACTAGAGAAGAGTTCCTGCGCACGTAATAGTTTCTACCGCTACATTCCGGGTAGCTACTGCTTGGTATGGACCATCGCATTGAGGATGGCGAATACTTAAACAAGAAGGAAGCAAAAGCACGATTTAGGCAATCAATCCTTAACCATTGGAATAACTCCTGCGCATACTGCGGGGTAGATCTGGGGCGATCTGCAACCCTGGATCATGTGCACCCCAAATTCAGAGGAGGGCATACGCATCAGCAGAATCTTGTGGCTTGCTGCTTTGGGTGCAATATCTCAAAATCGGCGGAAGATTGGCTGGAGTGGTACAGGGACCAGCCTTTTTGGGAGCCGCATCGAGAGGACGCGATTATTGCGTGGATTACTGAGGGGCTTGTTGCTTAGGATCCCAGCCCATGCCTTCGAGGTACATCATTGCGATGTAGTGGTCTTCGGCGTAGCGGCAGATGCTGCCTTTGCAGGCGCGGTAGTACAGCTCGCCGCGTTCGTTTTCCAGCTGATCCAGGCTGTAGCCGTTGCCGTAGTCGGTGGTGCTGACGATGCTCATTTTTTGCTGCCGACGGTCATTTCAATGTGGCGCACTCTGGTTTCGAGATCACTAAGCCTTTCTTTTGAATCGTTCTTGAGTTCTTGAATATCAGCAGCGACCGTACTAACCGATTGATCAAGCTTGGCAACCTGAATAAAAAGACCACCTAACCCGATGACAGCTGTGGCCAGCAATGCCGGCACAGCTTGGTTGATCAAGTTAGGTGGTTGTGGTGCGGCGGCGTGTACTTCCTCGTGATGTTCCATTGCGAGGCATACTGCCGACCTTTTTACTAATTTAGCGCCCTTGGCCGACCAGTTTTTTCTTGCCACGGCGGCGCGGACGGCTGTGCTGGCCGTAACCCTGCCTTGTGGTTTTGGGGCGTCCTGCCTTGTGATCGACGCGCCCCAGTGCAGTTTTACTCTTGACCGCCAATTTCAGGATCCTCCATTACAGGTTGAGGTGCGTAGGGATCAACGGGCCACGCGGGATAATCGGGTCCGGTGATATATGCCGCCAGAGCGGCGGTGTCGGTAGTCTGCTGGATTTCGTAGACCTTGCTGCCAGAGGCGAGACGGATTTCCTCGCGCCAAGTGCGCAGCACAGGATCAGCGGTTTTGCCGTTATCTGCCTCGCGGATGATGATCCAGTCCGTTGGTGCCAGCAGGGTGTTGGCCGTGTGGCGCGTCTGCTGAGTCCACTGCTCAACCAACTGAGTGTGGTCCTTAGGGATCAGGTTGCCCTCGGCGTCGTAGCCCCAGTAGAAGCGTTGGTCCCAGGTGGCAGGATCGGGCACTTCAGTAATGCCGATAGCCTCGCGCTCCTCGGGGCTGGCCAGTCTGACCCAGTTAGCCGGGTACTGGACGCCGTTATGGGTGAAGGCCACGTCTGGGCTCAGTGGCTTGCCGTCTAACAGGAACATCTGTACTGGACCTAGACAGGAGGCACGTATAGCGGTACTTTACTCGGCCCTGTAGGCGACTACTGTGCCACACACCCTCCAAAGCGCATGGGCCGAGTTCCACGCAGAGCGTTCTGCTGTCTTGTGTCCCACCAGTCTCATGGCGGACTACAGGCAAGTCGATAAGTGGATCGGGCGCTGTCCGGTTACGGAACTGGAGCAAGGCAGGCAGGTTCTTACATGGGTTTTGAGCCAGCAACCCGTCAAGTCCAGCCGCCGTGTGGCGATGTATGTCAAGGCTCTTTACCGCTGGGTCAGCAGCGAAGACATTGCTTACCTACCCAAGAATCCGATTGCCAGTTTTCGGATGCCGAAAGCACCCCAAATGGATGAAGAAATCATCGTAATTCCACGCAGTGAAGTAGCGCTTTTACTCACTGCTCTAGAAGCTCGCCAAACAAAATGTGGCGCACGTTGGTCGGCTTACTCTGAATTTATGCTCCAGACAGCAATGCGTACAGGTGAAGTTCGCGCTGCCAAATGGACTGACCTAAAGGATGGCAAACTATTGATCCATTGCAATTACACCCTTACGCATGGCCTGAAACTTTCTACAAAAACAAATAAAAAACGTGTTGTGCCTTTGAACGAAAAGTGTTTAGAAATTCTTGATTCCGTAGACAAGGACAATGAGTACATTTTTCCGTACAACAGGTATGCGTTCCAGAGCTTCTTCTATGACAGAGCGAAGGAATTGCACAACGCTGGATTAACCAGCCATCGTTATCGGCCTTACGATCTGCGCCATACAGCAATCAGCCGTTGGATTGAGGCGGGAATACCTGTGGCGCAAGTCGCAAAGTGGGCCGGTAATACGGCTGAGGTTATTTGGAAGCACTACTGCAATACGACACAGGACTACGAAATGCCGACGCTTTAACCTTGTTCACTACTGGGTCGGGGTTCGGGTCATCGGGCGCGGGCGTATTGGAAGGGCGATTCGGCCCAAGCAAAACCGACGTAGGTTCCGCCGGAAGCGTTGCGAGCGGCATCACTTGTTCTCACCTTGAAGCCGTTGCTAAGCAAATCAAAGTTGTATGCGCTGTTGCTTATTTCGGCGTCGCTACCGTTGGCCCAGAGGTTTGCATCGGCAACGTTGTAAGTGTTTCTGGCGGTGTCATACATGTGCCAGTAGCTGGTTGAGTCGGTGCGCTTCAGAAGTATTAGCCTGGGGCGGAAGCCTAGCCATACCATAGGCCCGTCACTTGACCCATTTCCAGTAAACGAAAACGCGTTAGCGTACCCGACTACTGGGCTGAATACATATGCCACATAGGTGACACCGCTGCTATTTGGGTTGCCGTTGCCAATAGAAAATACTGTTGATGTTGGCGATGTGCTGTTCCATACACTTGTACCTGCTGTTTCGGCAGATGTCTCGTTTAACTGAATCCGCTTCGTGGCTCCCAAAGAACTGTGATACACATACCAAGCATCTGCAGTGCTTCGGGCTTTAACGATAATCATGCCTGGGGCAACACCTAGGCCGTGTCCGATTGTTCCAGCTGTACCTGTTCCAGTCCAGGTAACCACACTGAACCCCGCACTTGCATTAGCCCGCACCTGAGAAGTGATGGAGCCTTGTGTGTTAGTGACGGTGCTGCTGCCTGCGTCCCAGGTCCAGGCGACTTGTGTGCCTGCGTTTGAGTTGAATGTGTTGGATGAGCTGGTGCCGGGAGAAAGGGTAAATCCGTCAGAGGTAAAAGCTGATAAGTATCCGTCAACTTCGTTAACGAGCTCAGCAACTGTAGAGTTTGAAACCAAAAACCTGGATGGGCCTCTAACGGTGTCAAATAGGCCGTTGACAAAATTGTTATTTCGCGCTTTCAACCAAACCAAATCTGGGCTAAACCCCAATCCAGAAATCGTCTGGGTTCCACCATTGCCCGTGTAGAGCTTCACATCGAAGACGCTAGTAGGCTTCGTGACTACTGGTGCGGGCAGGTTTGCCGTGCAGAGCGCCTTGAAGCCGCTGGGGGCGGTGTAGGCGAAGGGGCGTTGGCCGAAGTTGCAATCCATAACGCCGTATTGGCCGTCGTAACTGATAATCACTGGAACAAGTTCTCTACCGGCGGTGCCACCAATTGTCCCTGTCACTATCTGTGTATTGTTTCGCCTGAAAGTGAATGTATTAGCGTCTAGGTCAACTGCAATAGAAAGTACATCACCACTTGAGAAAGCAGTTCCTCCATCCGTGTTGGATCCTGAGAAGTTTTTGTAGTACCCGTTATCTTGTAACACTAAAGCATCTGTAACTGCATTCATGTTTGTTGTAGAGCCGAATGCAGTTGACAAGCCAAATCCAAACGCATTCCATTGAGACGTTGAAATCCTGGGGGTCACTGGCCCGTTGCCAAGCGTTACCTCCCAATACCACTTGCCTGTTGAAACAGCGATTGATCCGTTTGAGCGGCGGTATGCGGAGGGTCCAACAAAGCGGAGATTTCCTTGGCTGTACGTTCCGCTTGTGCTGGTTAAAGGATTCAACGTGCAGTAATTCCCCCTCACCTGCCCACCAGCACCCGTATCAACCTCGCTGCCATTAGTGGGAACGTCTACGAGGCTGTCGTTGCCTGCACCAGCAGTGACGGATAGGTTGTTGACGGTCCACGTATTCCCATTCCCACTAGAGTCCGTCCCTAATGCGGCGGCGGAGGCATTATTTGAGAAATCAAGGTGGAATCCGTTGGTGCCATATGTTCCGGTGTACGCCTTAGGCATCCACACGCCGGTGGTGGCGGAGAACTCACCGAAGCTGGTGGGGTCTAGGGCTTGGCCGTCGATCAGGAAGCAGTCGGCTAAATACCCATCAAACTGGCCAGCGCCGGAATAGCTTCCCGTGCCATCGCCAATACGATGGTCGTTTGTATTATTGATCTCGTATTCACCGTTTTGTGCGGGGTAAGTAGCAGTCGTGAATACCGTTACTTGCGTGCCGTTGACGTACAGCTTGACACGGTTTGTGTCAGTAGCTTGAGAAGTATCGACAGCTAGGACGATGTGATACCAGGCGCTGGGATCTCTGAAGACCTGAG